ATAATCACTTGCATGAAAGTCTTCTTATTCATCTTGAGAATCTGGTTCTCAAGCATGTCCTGATAGTCCTTGGTCTTGGCCGCTTGTTCTATCATTACTCCATTCTTATAGATCTCAAAGACCTTTGGAGCAAGACCACGAACTATCTTGTACTGTGCCTTGTTGACTTCAAACTCAACTTCTACAGTGCAATTCTTTTTATTGACGCTATTTACCAGTTGAGGAATATTAATGTTTCGAAATGGAGTCCCGAATAGACCAAATGTGATTGCATCAAGAAAGGCAAAAGACTTTCCGTTTCCATTTGATCCACTTACGAGCGTGGTCGCACTCTTCTCAAAGTCAATCTCCGAGAAGTTGTTTCCAAATGAACCGAAATTCTTAAACCGGATTTTCTTGAAGTTAATCATCTATAGTAAGGGATTCGTGGTACAGATCTTTAATAATACTCTTGATATCATCCTTGTTCGTGATCTCAGATAGATCGTCTATCTCTTTGCAGATCATCGTTATTGTATCCATATTCATATCAATATCAATAGACGAATAGTTCATTTCAATCTCTTCATCTACGACTGTTACATCATATGGCTTTGCTTCGTTCAATTTAGTTATAAACTTTTCGTAGAATACTGGCTTGTTTCTTCTCTGAACAATCAGTCTCACATACTTATCATGGAACTGAGTGAAGTCAAGATTCTCTAGCTGCTCTGGTAGCGAGTCATCGTAAATGATTCTATGAAACAGCTCTTCTGTATTCTGTACGAATTCAAGGTCCCTTGTCTTAGTATCAAAGACATGGAATCCCTTTCTTTCGTTCACATCTGTAAAGCCCATCTGGTATTGAGTACCAAGATATTCAATATTCTTGTGGCGAGACTTCAGGTGAAAATGACCTGACATAACAGTTTCGAATCTATCGAACATCTCACGCTGAAGTCCTGATTCGTGGTATACTCCACGAAGAACTTCAAACCCAACAATCTCAAAGTGACCAAGAAGAATGTGGGCTTTTGAGTTCTTGATATACTCAACGCATTGCGGAAAATTATCTTCGCACATCCAAGGAACTGCACCAATCTTAACATCTGGGTAGACCAGATCCTTTGGTTCATTAACCACTTCTATATGAAAATACTTCTCAAGAAGTTCTTGTGGAGAATTTGTTTTATTGGTGTTTCGAAAATAGGTATCGTGGTTTCCGATGATGATTTGCATTGACATGCCCATCTTTTCCATCGGCTCAATCACTCTAGTACGAACTTGCTTCAGAGTATTGAAGTTGATATATTTGCGACGATCAAAGAAGTCGCCTAGATGAATTATACGTTCTATATTATTCTTTACGCAATATGGAAAGAACTGCTTCTCAAAGAACTGAATAAAGTGTTCAAGAAGAACAGGTGAATCGTTCTTTGCTCCGAAGTGAGTATCATTGATAATTGCTATCTTCATCTGACCTTTTTCTTCTTTTTCTTTTTCTTCTTATCGTCCCCGAATCTGTTTACATCGTTTTCTGTAAGGTTGAAGATTTCTCTGAAGCTGGCAGAACTATCCTTGGCAAAATAATTTTCTTTGAACCAGCGATGAAATCTTTCATCTGCGTTGTCTTCCATGATCTTATACTTGATGTACGACTGCTTCTTTTCCTTTTCGATGCGTCTAAGGAAAGCAAAGTATATGATTTGAGTAAAATAAGAAAAGGGGTTCTTTGATTTTTCTGGATCGAAATTGTGAGCGTACATCAAACAATTTTCGATTCCATCTCCTACCATCTCCTCCCTATAGGGATAGTTCATAAAATTTGGTCTATAGGAGAGATGTTCCGCGATCTTTAAGAAGGATTCGGCTATGTAGTCTGATACTGGGGGTTTTTTTCTGCCAGACTCCTCAGCCGTATTATATTTCTTTTTCCATTTTATCATTTCAGCCAAAAATTCTTTATTATCCACATAGTGGGATTTTTCTTCTTCCTCTACTATTGGTACTAAATCTGGCTCTATTATGTCATCAGACTCTTCTATTTTTTTCTTTTTGCTCATGAGTAAATAATATCATGTTCCCAGAAAAAATCAATTGACAAAATCTAGACATTTGGATACACTTCGCTGTGTAGGCGATCAACAAGGGAATTTGTAACTAATTAGTTACTCTTTAGTATCCTCAGATATATCATCGATATACTTACGAGGATCATCAGGGAAGTCTTCCAAATTAATTCCCTTTCTCTTCAGTTTATCCTTTTCCTTGTCAGTCATTAGTTCCATCTCTGGAATAAGGATTTCCCCAATATCGTCTTCTTCATCATCCATAGGACCCATGAGGGCATCAAAATCTAAAAGACCATTTTCTAAAAGGTCTTCAAAGAGATTTGGCGGAATCGAAAAATACATTCCAACACTATTTGGTCCAGCTCCAAAAGGAAATGGCATGATTGGTGGTTTTGGAAGATTATCTTTTGGTTTTTCTGTATTGTCTGATGGTTCTTCTCCCATCAAATCTTTCAACATTTTATTGAAAGTATCTTCATCACCCAAAATTTCATCAAGTTGTTTTTGTGCGTCTTCTACAGCCTTCTTTGTTTTTTCTTCTTTACGAATGCTGTTTTGATATAAGTTTACTGTGCTATCGCTAGGCTTTAAAATAGTAGCGATATGATCCTTTGGAATATCAACTTCTTCTGCTTCTGTAAATTCTAGCCAGTTACGAAGAACTGTTATTTCTCTAGTAACACCGAAGTTATCATGTGTCATATGAGACTTGATAACCATTGGGCGCAGAACATGAATCGTTGATTCATTCTCTCCCGCTAGCAGACACAGCACTTCTTCCCCACTTCTCAGCTTGAGTAATCTGCAAGTAGTTTCCATATTACTATTTATCCTTTCAGAGATCTATCGGGACTAGTTTGAAGTTGAAAGATTCGTTTTCGTAAATTTTTATTCGTTCAAGAAAATGATTAAATGCGTGATTTTGATATTTCTTATGGCGAAGATCATCAACTAAATCGTAAATCATCACATGATCTTTTGTTTCTGACATTCGAAGACCACGACCAATCGATTGCAAAACACGAACTATTGATTTTGAAGGATGTAGAAATACAATATTGTGTATATTTTTGATATTTATACCAGTGCTGCATGTACCATAAGATGCAACAAGAATAGAATCAGTGGACTTATCAACAATCTTACGAATCTGTTCTCTGTCTTCTACATCAGTCATTCCAGAAATAAAATATACTTTCTTGTCTGTACATCTTTTCTGAAGAGATTCGTAGAACGGAAGACCATGCTTTTGTACTTGCGAGAAAAGAACCAGAGTATTTCCTTTGAGCGAAGAACAAAGTTTTTCTGCAACCTTGTTTCTTCTTTCATGAGAAATGATGTACTCAATTTCATCTTGGTATGTCTTGCGCTTCATTGAATCGCATTCTTCTTTTGCGTATTTTAGCTGAAGACAGTTGATGTCTAGTTGAGAAAGAACTTTATTATCAATGAGATTCTTCGTACTTGTGACGCGAATAGGCGGTCCAAAGAGTCCTTCAAGAACTAGCTTATGTACCTGAATATTATCCAATGTACCAGTAGTACCAACGCGAATGTGACAGTTTCTGAGCTTGTTCATTAGTCTGACCAATGACTTTGCTTTGAAGAGATGGCATTCATCACCGATCACAGCATCATAATCTGCAAATGTTTTCTCTGGCAATTCATAGACGCTTTGCCATGTAGAGATAACGATAGGCTTAGTAGTTTCTTTCTCTTTGCCTGCGTAGATTATGTGAATATTCTTTTCTGCATTCCATTCCTTACCAGCATATTCAATAAAGTCCGATCTCATCTGATGAACCAGACTTGTGGTAGGAACAAGAATTAGAATTTTTTTGTTCTTGCTAAGAAGATACCGCAGAATGCAGTAGATGATCAGCGACTTACCGCTACCTGTTGGAGATATCAGTAGACTACGCTTATGATCAAGAGCCATTTCCACAGCCCTTCTCTGATAGTCTCTGAGCTGGATTTCGCCAGAATCTGAGTATAGATGTAGGTCATCAAGATAAGACTTATAATCCTCAAAGAATTCCTCCTTGAAATTTTCAAACTTGCATTCGTAGTTTCTGTCAAGACAAAACTGAACTACTTTGTTTCGAAGACCAGTATAGATCTTGCGCGTAAAGTAGTTGAATAGACGAATCTGACCATCCCAGATTCTACGCTTGAATGCTGGTGAGTATTGGGAGTTCGGGACCTTGAATGTGAAGTAATCGGATATCTCTTTTGCTACTGAATTTTCGCAATGAATTTTGATGAATGTACCATCGATTTTTTCTATTTTTACTTCTTCACTGCCCATGACTGAATTTGATCCATTCGATGGCTGATCGTATATTCCACTGTCTGTTACCTACGATCTTTACTACACCATCCAAATAACTCACTAGTTCTTTCTTTTCGGTGATTTGTCTTTCAAGACGAATAACATCATCATCCGCATCAATGAACCGATCCACATCGGTCTTTAGAATATTTAGGTCAAATGGCTCCCACTTAAAACGGTCTAGTTCCTCTTTAGACAGCTTTCCTGTGTAATACAGCCACTTGTACT